TCAACGATCACGCCCAGAAGTTCATTGAGGTGGACTTCGGCGAGGAGGAAGCAGTGGCAGAGAAATCCGTTCCCGATCAGATCAAGGAAGGTATCAAAACCTTCTTCGCGGAGATGTTCAGCTCCTCCGCGCAACCCAAAACTTTCAGCGAGGACGACGCCAAACGCATCGCCACGGAAGCAGCCACCGCAGCAGCCGCGCCTCTCCAGGAGAAGATTACCTCTCTAGAAGGCGAGCTAAAGGCGCAAACCACCAAGTTTGCCGAGCGCGAAACGGCCATCGCCGGCGGGGAAGTGAAGCAGCGCGCCGTGGATGCCGTCAATCGCCTGAAGGGCGCGGGCAAGTGGATTCCGGCCTTCGAGAAGATGGGCCTCGGCCCGCTCTTCGAAGAACTGGCCAAGTCTACCGCAACCGTCGAATTCGGCGAGGGCGACGCGAAGAAGAAGCTCACCACGCTGGAAACCCTGGTGCTCTTCCTCGAAGGGCTGCCGAAGATTGTGCCCGGCGGCCGCGTTGTGGAAGGCGCAGCTCACACAGGCAAAGGGAAGGCATCCAGCGGCGATCCTCTCACCGACGCGGCCAGGGCGCGCCAGAAGGATAAGAACATCTCTTTTGGCGAGGCGCTGGCGCAAATCGCCGAAGAGCAGCCCGAGCTGACAGTGGCAGGTAACGCTACTGGCGGCGCAGTCTAGGAAATCAAAAGGTCCGGTCCTGGTGGGCACATCGACGCAGTAACGCCCATGGACAATGCGGCACCTCGGGAATAGTGCCAGGCGGAAGCCCGAGGGCAACACCAAGTTTCATAGCCCCAAGGAGGGCACATGGCAAACATCAATGTCGAAAACAAATATCCGAAGGGGCCGCAGGAAAAAGAGAGCCTGCTCGCGCTCGCGGTAATCGGCTACACGCGCGGGCTGTTCGTGATTCCCGGCAATCTGAACGGCTCGGACGCGAATCACTGCTCACTGCCGACAGCGGCTGGACAGCGCTGCATCGGCGTGATCGAGGAAGATCAAACGGTTGGTCAGGGCGCCACCGCGCCCACCGTGCCGCTTTCGATCATCGAGCGCGGTGAGACCGTGGTGCAGATCGGCGCCGCTGTGACTCCTGGCCAGGCGCTTACCAACAATGCCGCCGGGCAGGCGATTCCCGCTGGACCGGGGCAACCGGTGCTGGCGATCGCGCTCGATGGCAATCCGAACGTGGGCGATTTCATCACCGCCACCGTCACTCCTCCTGCCTCTTATAACCAGGGAGATGCTGTTACGCATTACATCGTGGCCGGCGCGATTCCCGTGCAAACGGGTTGCTATGGCCTCGGAAGCGCGGCCGCGCTGGCAATGACCCTGCCTGCGCCAACGGCGCTGCAGGACGGCGCGAACCTCTTCATCACGGCGGAGACGGCGCACGCTCACACCATCACCACTCCCGCGAACGGGATCAACGGGAACAAGCATATCTGCACCTTTGCCGCCCAGGGCGATGCCTTGGAGGTCGAGGCGGTTGGTGGCGTATGGAACGTTCGCGGCCTGATCGGCGGGGCGGCGCTCACTTAAGGCAGATCTGATTGCCTGGCGCGCGGCTGGACGGCCCGCGCCAGGCGTAACGGTTTAGAGATTTCAGGCAGGGCCGTTCAAGCAACGGCAGGAGGCAGTTTTATGGGCGGTTTCGCAGGACTGATGCCGGTGGGCGCATTGAATGTTGCCCTTTCGAACTTCGCCAAGGAGTTCACCAACAACGCTCTGGTGGGAGATTATTTCGCGCCCAAGGTTCCTGTGGCGCGCCAGAGCTTTCAGTACGTGGTGTGGAACCGCGACGACTGGCGCGTGCCTGGCTCAACGCTCCGCGCTCCGGGCGACCGGCCCACCAGCACGCGGCGCGGCTACTCGGTTGCGCCGTACATGGCGCAGTCTCATGCGCTGGAGAGCTTCGTGCCTTTCGAGTCGGAGAGCTACGGTCTCGGCCTGGGATTCAGCACCAGGCAGGCTCTCACCAAGCAGCTCATCGCGCAGATCCATCTTGACCGCGAGGTCCGGATCGCCAGCCTGCTCACGAGCACGGCCAACTACCCCAACGGCGTGAGCCTGGTGGCGGCAAACCAGTTTGACAACTACCCAGCGGTGGCGGAAACGGGCAGCGGTTCGCATCCGGTGGTCCTCATCGAGCAATACAAGTCCGTATTGCGCCAGGCTGGCATCCAGGACGCGGATATGGTGCTCCTGATCTCTGATCCGGTCGCCCTGGTGCTGCGCAATCACCCCGACACCATCGACCGCTTCAAGTTCACCAACGCCGGCGGCATCATCACCAACGAGATGCTCAGCCAGCTTTTCGGTGTCAAGGTGATCGTGGGCAGCGCCATCAGCCTCAATCAGCAGAATGTGCCGTCGTGGGTTTGGGGTAACAACTGCTTCCTCGGCTATGCGCAGCAGGCTCCGACGCAAGAGGATATTTCCTGCGCCAAGACCTTCACCTGGACGGGCGGCAACGATGGCAACGGCGGCACGATTTCCGGGCCTCCCTCCACAGTGGACGGCTATGGCGTTCTCGAATGGCTTGAGCCGCATCTGAGCGAGAAGAAGTACTGGCAGTCGGTTGACTGGTACTACGACTTGCGCGCCACGGCTCCCGAGGCGGGCATTCCGATTCTCAATTGCCTCGGCACCTATCCGCCGGTGAGCATGGGCGCCATCGCAGGCGACATCGAAGGCTAAACCAGACGGCGAAGGGCCGTATACCGCACGAGGCGCGCATCCAGGTGATGCGCGCCTCATGCAAAACGCAACGGGTCAAAAGAGAGGAACAAATGACTGACCAGAAGAATCCACAGAAGCCTGCGGCTCCGCGCGCGAAGAAGAGTTACCGCGTACTCAGTAACGTGCTTGGCGAGCCAGAAGACGGCACAGCGACACGCCTGAATCCCTTCAAGCTCTTCCGCAAAGGCTCCGCTATCGAACTGAGCGATAAGGATGCCAAGGCGCTCCTCGCATCCAAGGCAATCGAAGCGATCGAAACCGTCGAGCCTGTCAAGGTAGCCAAGTAGCTTCGGAGAACAATGGCCTACGCAGCCCAATCCGACCTGGTCCCCCTTCGCATGACAACGAAGGATCTGACCGAACTGACCGACGACGACAATACCGGGCAGATCAACACCGCTATTGTCACGGCGGCGCTCGAAGAGGCGTCGGGCCGCGTAGAGAGCTATTGCCGGATGCGCTATATCACGCCGCTACAGCAGTCGGACGACGTGAAAGCGCTCACGCTGGACATCGCGGTTTATCTGCTCTTCAGCCGGCGGCGCGAAACCACCATCGGCGAAACGGTGCAGCAGCGCTTCGACCAGGCGATTGCTTTTCTGAAGGACATCGCGGCAGCCAAGGCGTCGCTCGATCAACCCTCCACGGCTCTCCAGCCGCAGGTTTCGCTGGGCGGCCCGGAGATCTCCCGCAAGGACCGCCATCTGCAATTCAGCGATCACCATTTGGAAGGATTCGTATGAGCGCGGAAGTCATCCAGGTCGATGATGCCAACGTGAAAGTCGCGTTGGGAAAGTTCCGCCTCTCGCTGGCGCAGAAGGACGATCTGATGTTCCAGATCGGCGCGGCCATGCTGGTTTCGGTCCGGCGCACCTTCCGCGAACAGGGATCTCCGGCCAGATCCTGGATGCCGCTCGCGCCTTCGACCATCAAAAGTGACCCCAAGAAGTACGGCACTGGTCACCAGCTCCTCATCGACTCGGGGCATCTGCTCGCCTCGATCGGCTTCAAGCCCGGCCCGAACAGCGTAACCATCGGCACCAACCTGGTCTATGCAGCCGTGCATCAGTTCGGCTCGCGTGATCGCGCAGGCATAGGAGCCGGCCCGCGCACCAAGGCTATGCAGGACGCCACGGTCAAGGTGAAAGAGCACAGCTACGCGCGGCTCTCAGCGGCGCTCGGCAAAGGCAAACTCGGCAATCGCTCGCTGAATATCCGTGGCCCGCGCAACCAGGTGAAGATCAACGTCGCCGGCCACACGCGCCACCAGAACATTCCGGCGCGGCCTTACCTGGTCTTCAGGCCCGAAGATCCTCAGCGCATCCAGGGCCTGGTCAATGGCTACATCCGCCGCGCGCGGTCCGCGGCCGGACTGGGAGGCGAGTGATGGGCGCTCCCTCGCAATTTCGCATTGATTTCGTCGAGGCAGCGCTGATCGCGCTGCTCAACAGCACCATGCCTGCGGCCTACGGCTTGGCTCTTAATCCAAACGGCGTTACCGATGGCCAAGGCAATGTCACCTATCCGCCCGCGTCGGTTGATGTGAATTCGGTCAACAGCAAAGACTTCAACGCTCAGGGTCAGCTCGCGCTCAAACCGCCGTCGTTGCGCGTCCAGTTCAGCGACGCCGATTTCAGCAACCTGCGCGATAACCAGCGGCTCACATATCAATCCGGGCTGCTCTTCGACGTGCTCTGCTTTGAATCCAACCTGCGCTCCAAGGCCGATGAACGGCTGCAAATTCTCGGCCTGGTCGCCGTTACGCTGAATCAACTTGCGGGCGCGCGGTTGGCGCTGGCCGATGGCACTTTCTCGATGCCGGTGGAGATCAAGCGCGTTTCTCTTGTGCTTCCCAACGATGGAGGTCCGGTCGATCAGCTCTTCGCCATCACCGTGCTGATCGGCGGCATTGCGCAATTCGATGGTCCTAATGGAGGTTCACTCTGATGGCAACAGAAACTCCCGATTTTGTTCAGGTGCAATTGTCCGCCACAGGCGTCGCCTACGCCGGCGCGGGTGCAAAAGTGGTTGTCGCCAACGGGCATTACGCCTATGCGTTCACGCCCGGTCAATCGGTGAAGGTGCTCACCAGCGAGTGGCGGAGTTCTCTCTCGCTCAAGATGAGCGACGGGCAGCCTATTTTTGAAGTCGCATCCGGCGCTGCGAAGACATCTTCTGGGCGCACCATTTCTCCGGACGCAAGCCACACGGATGCACCCGAGCAGTCAACCAAAGCAACGCAAACTGCGGCCGCTGCAAGTGCCGCTGATCCCGAGGTGAAGTGATGGCAGGTCCCTACAATTTCCTCACGCAGTGGAAAGAAGCTCGAAACCTTGTGCTCAGCGCGGCTTCCCAATCCGCATGGCAGGGCGCGTTGCTGCAGGCGTCCATGACTCAACGCCAACGCTTTGACGGTGGCGCGGTCCTCGAATTGACCCACACGCGGCGCAGCGACCTGGCTTCCGCCGGCAAGGGCACGGCCTTCGCCACCAACGGCCAGGTCACGAGCATAGACGCCAAGTTCACCGGTTTTAAGGCGGAACTCTCGCCCTGGCTCGCTGGCTGGCTTTTCGCCTTCCTGATGGGCACTGACACGGTGACCGGCAGCGCGTCGCCGTACACGCACGCTTTTACTTTCGACGAGACCACGCGCACCGCGGTGCCCACGACGATCTACCTCGAAGATACTGCGGCCGTTAAGTACCTCTGCCCGGACATGTGCATCGACGATGTCACAATCACCATCAGCGAAATCGGCGCCATCATGGCGGAGATGACAATGCAGGGTACGGGCTACCAGACCATGGGCGCTTTGGGTGCGGTACCCGCGCTGGCTGCGGAGAGCTATATCCTGGGCTCCGACGCGGCGCTTACTCTTGGCCCTGTTGGCTCGCCGGCCTCGATGATCGGCCGTCACATGAGCACTACGCTCAAACTCGAAAACCAGCTCCAGGTGCATCGCGCGCCAGGCGGCGGCCTCTACGGCCTCTTCGTCAAGAAACAGAATCCCAAGTTCTCGATCGCGACAACCATCGCGGCCAAGGACACGGACGACATCTACACGCTCTTCACCAACGACACGGCCTGCGCTTACTCTCTCGCGGTCAATTCCGGCGCGACAGCTCAGCTCACAGTCTCCCTCCCCCAGGTCCACCTGAAAACCACCAAGCTCGGCTTCGACGGCGAAATGACGGTCTGGCAGCTCGAAGGCGACGAATCTAGTTGCTACCAAGTGGCCGGCGCTCCTCCGATCTCTGTTGGCGTTGTCAACGCGGTTCCGGCATATCTGATCGGCGCTGCTTAACTTTTCCTCCGGGGCGCGCTCCAAGGCAGCGCGCCCTGCTTTTTCCGCACTACCCGCGCCACCCCTTCGGCGCGGCTGGAAGCTCCGCATGACCTGCGCGGGACTTCGGCTTCAAGGGTTCCTTCAACCCTCTGGCATTACAAAATCCCACACGAAAGAAGGAACCTATGTCAGCTATTGAACTCAAACAGTCCCGCGTCATTGTCATCGAAGATCGCGGCAAGCAGTACTCGTTCACTCTCGCGCGCATCGCGAAAAAGCTGTGGTTGCGCTACTTCGAGGGGATTCTCTCGACCAGCGAAAATCAGGGCGGCAAGCGCGTGGACAGCTTCGATTCGAGCGCCGCGCGGCTTGACCTGGTGGAACAAAGCCTCGTCACCGCCAGCGGCTATCCGCTGCCAGACGGCAAAACCAGCATCGAGCAGCTCGATGGCTGGAAGGGAATGCTGCCTCTCTCGCATCGTCTGGGCGTGGCTAACGCCATCATCTCCGTTTCGGCCAGCGAGCCATCCGACGACGATCCGATCTCGCTCGGTACTGAATCGGTGTACCTGGACGCGGTATGGAGCGCCGACGAAAAAGGGGTGATGCGCAAGTTCAAGGGACTGCGCCACAACTTCAAATCGCCCACCTCCGAGCAGCAGCGCCGCGTCTCGCGCGACGGCAGCCGCTCGCGCGTGGTGG